GAATCCTCGCGCCGACCATTGAGATCGCAAACAACTCTTTCTGGCCTGCGCGCGACATGGTGCGGGCAGACGACGAGTTGCGCGAGTTGATCCACGTGCAAGAGCACACGCGGACTCTAACTCATCGCGTAACGGGCGCAACACTGAAGGTTGTTGCCTCGGACAACGAATCGGTCGGCGGCAAGAAATGGATAGGTACGCTGATCGATGAAGTGTGGTTGTTCGGCAAAAGATCGAACGCCGAGAACATGTTGCGCGAAGCCATAGGCGGCTTAGCAAGTCGGCCCGAAGGCTTTGTAATCTACCTGAGCACCCAATCCGACGAGCCGCCGGCCGGAGTGTTTAAGCAGAAGCTACACTATGCGCGGGGCGTTCGTGACGGTCGCATTGATGACCGGCACTTTCTGCCTGTGTTGTACGAGTTCCCGCAGTCCCTACTAGACGCGAAAGCTGAGCGAGACCAGGAAAACTTTTACATCACCAATCCGAACATTGGTGCATCGGTCGATCAACACTTCCTTACGCGAGAGCTTCGGAAAGCTGAGGAGGCAGGCGAGGAATCGCTGCGAGGTTTTCTCGCAAAGCACTTGAACGTAGAGATTGGTTTGGCCCTTCAGTCGGACCGCTGGGCCGGTGCCGATCATTGGCAAAAACAAGGGCGACCTGGGCTGACGTTAGACCAGGTTATTGAACGCAGCGATGTCCTAACGGTCGGCATTGATGGCGGCGGCCTAGACGACTTGATGGGCCTTGCTGTAGTCGGCAGAGACGCCACGACGCGCGAGTGGTTAGCTTGGACGCACGCATGGGCTCACCCGTCCGTGCTCGAGCGGAGGAAGGCCGAAGCGCCGCGACTTCGAGACTTTGCTAAGGATGGCAACGTGTCTTTAGTCAAGGCGATTGGCGATGATGTTTTAGACGTTGCCGAGATTGCCGCCAAGGTTTACGGCAGCGGCAAAATGGACAAGATTGGCGTTGATCCCGCTGGCATTGGTGCAATTGTCGATGCCATCGTAGAGGCCGGCATTGAGCAAGATCGTATCGTCGGCATATCGCAAGGCTGGAAGATGGTCGGCGCGATTAAGACGACTGAAAGAAAACTAGCCGAGGGCGCATTGATCCACGGCGCACAACCGCTTATGGCGTGGTGCGTTGGCAATGCGCGAGTCGAGCCAAAAGGCAACGCCATAGCCATTACAAAACAAGCCGCAGGCGCCGCGAAAATTGATCCGTTGATGGCGCTCTTTAATGCGGTTTCACTGATGGCACTGAACCCCGCTTCGTGCGGGCCGTCGTTTTGGGAGTCAGGGCAACATGGCTAATAGGTCGCTCTGGTCCAGGTTTCGAGGTCTCTTCGAGAGGCGCGCGACTGAACTAACCTACGATCAAATCGCCGATCTAATTGATAGCTCAACCGGCGGTCGCGTGGCCGGTATGGCAATCACCGACAAAACGGCGCTGCAAGTATCAACTGTTCTTGCGTGCGTCAAGGTTTTGTCCGATGGGTGCGCAACGCCAGAGCTAAACGTTTATCGAGAGACGCTGGCACAAAGCGGCGGCGCGCGCCGTGCTCGTGAGCTGGCGCTCAACATCCCGGAGTATCGCCTCTTAAATCGGAGGCCGAACGAATGGCAAACGTCATTCGAGTGGCGCCGGATGATGACCATGCACGCCGCGCTATGCGGCGCAGGCTTGTCAATCAAGGTTCTAAACGAAGGCGGAAGGGTGCGGGAATTGATCCCTGTGCCCCCGGGCAATTGGGATGTCCGTCAAGTCGGTAGGTATGAACTGCGATACCGATGCTGGGACGAGTGGGGATACATCGGGGAATTTGACCCGCGTGAAGTATTTGTTTTGCACAACATTCAGTGGGATTGGGTCAAGCCATTAAATGCAGTGGCGCTGGCGCGCCATGCCATCGGCTTGGCAATGGTGGCTGAGTACAGCCAAGCCAAGATGCACGAAAACGGTAGTCGCCCGTCTGGCGTCTACACCGTTCAAGGTAGTCTGAACAAAGAGCAGCACGAGCTTTTAGTCCAGTGGTTAAAGCGGCAGATTAGTGGACCTGACAATACATCGAACCCGCTTATTCTGGACCGAGGCGCGACTTGGACCCCGCAAGGGATGACAGGTGTTGACGCACAGCACCTTGAGACAAGGCGGCATCAGGTCGAGGAGATCTGCCGCGCCTACGGCGTCTTCCCGATCATGGTCGGCCACTCGGACAAGACGGCGACCTTCGCGTCTTCTGAGGCGTTTTTCGCCGCGCACCTAAAGCACACACTGGCCCCGTGGCACCGAGCATGGACTCAACGCATTGATGAGATGCTCCTTGATGGCGCTGGCCCATTGTTCGCGGAGTTTGATACGCGATACCTTCAGGCTGGTTCGATGAAGGACCGCGCAGTGTGGGCACGGACCATGGCAGAGATGGGCATCTATACGCGCAACGAGCTGCGTGATGAAGAAGGCAAAGACCCATTGCCAGGTCTCGACGATCCAATGCAGCCCATGAACATGACTACCCCCGAAGGGCCAACCGAAGAAGAAGCAGAGGACGACGAGTCCGACGAGTTAGACGAATAAAGGAAAGAGCATGGATCGGAAAAGCATCGATGTCGGGTTCCAAGTCAAAGCCCTTAGCGATGACGGAATGATCGAGGGCTACGGCAGCGTATTCGGCGTCCGCGACTCTTACTCCGACATCGTAGCGGCCGGTGCGTTTAAGGCATCGCTCGCTGCGCACAGGGCAGCCGGCACGATGCCTGCGCTTCTGTGGCAGCACCGTTCTGATGAACCAATCGGCGTTTGGACATCAATGGTCGAAGACCAGAAAGGTCTGGCTGTTGTTGGGCAACTTGCAATGGACACAACGCGCGGGCGTGAGGCGCACGCACTTTTGAAAATGCGTGCGATCAACGGATTGTCGATTGGGTTCTACTCGAAGGAATGGAAGTACGACACCGAGAACGACGTGCGAACGCTGACAGAAGTTGATTTGTGGGAAACGTCGCTTGTAACGTTCCCGGCTAACTCTGCTGCGCGTGTAACAGCGGTCAAGTCAATCGAGACACTGGAGTCGCTGCGTGAGGTCGAGATGATGCTGCGCGACCGTGGTTTCACAAAGACCGAGGCGGTTGCTTTGGTCGCAAAGATCAAAGGGATGAGGCCGGGCGATCCGGTAAGCCCCGATGGCGGGCCGGGCGATCCGGTGGCCGAGCTTGTCGCTGCTCTGAAGCGACGGGGATCGGCGCTCGCCTAAGAGCCGCCATAACGCAATCCATGCTGCCCACGGGCGGCTTTTATTTTTGGAGCTTGAAAATGGAACTCAAAGAAGTTAAAGACTTGATCGAAAAGCAAGGTCAAGCCTGGGAAGAGTTTAAGAAAACCAACGACGCCGCCATCCAAGCCAAGGCAGATGGGAAAGCGATTGGCGATCTCGAAGCCAAACTCGCCTCCCTTAATGAGGCGCTCGACAAAGTGCAAGCCAAGCTCTCGCGCCCCGGCGTTATGGCGACTAAGAGCGAGGATCGCCAGTCCCCCGAGGCTGAGGCGTACAAGGCCGCGTTCATGAACTGGGTTCGTAACCCAAGCGACCCCGAGCGACGTACCGCGCTGCAACTGCGCGCGCGCGAGTTGCGCAAGGTCGAGACGAAGGCCGGTGGCGACGAAGACGGCTTTGAAACTCGCGCAGTTCAAACGGTGACATCTACCGGTTCCGCTGGTGGCTTTGCGCTGCCCGAGATTATTGAAAGGCAGATTCAGCGGCTTTCGGTTGACATTAGCCCTATCCGTCAAATCGCCACCGTCCGCATGGTCGGTAGCCCGGATTACAAAGAGCTGTTCGACATCAACGGCGCAGCGTTCGAGTGGGTGGGCGAAGCAGGGACTCGCAGCCAGACCAATACGCCAGACTTGGCTGAAGTGGCGCCGACGTTTGGCATGGCGTCCGCCCGTCCACGCGCCTCCGAAGAGTCGCTCGATGATCTGTTTTTCGATGTTGAGTCCTGGCTCATTAACTCGGCTGCCGAGGCGATTGCCCAAGGCGAGGGCTTGGCCTTCGTCTCCGGCAACGGTACCAACCGCCCGACCGGCTTCTTGGCTGGCCCGACGCCTGTCACAACCGTAGATGCCTCGCGCGCATTTGGCACGTTGCAATACATTGCATCTGGTCAAGCTGCCGCGCTGCCGACGTCTGCCGACGTGTTCTTCGATCTTGTGTACGCGCTTCGCGCTCGATATCGAGCCAATGCCACTTGGGTACTGAATAAGCTGGTGCTGTCGTCTGTTCGCAAGTACAAGGACACCACTAACCAGTATTTGTGGCAGCCTTCGCTTTCGATGAGTCAGCCAGAGACCTTCATGGGCTACCCGATTGCCGAAGCCGAAGACATGCCCGCCGTCGGCGCCAACGCATTCCCGGTTGCGTTTGGAGATTTCAGGGAGGGCTATTTGATCGCTGACCGAGTAGGTATGCGTATGACGCGGGACGACATCACCGTCCCGGGTTTCGTGCAGTTCTACATCCGCAAGCGTGTCGGTGGCCGAATCCGCAACAGCCAGGCTATAAAGCTGCTGCGTATCAGCACGACCTAATCGGGGACAGGGGGCGGCGCCTAAAAACGCCGCCCTCACTTTTCTCGGCACGAAAGGGCAAAAAATGGATCAGTTCTTCGCAAACGGACGCCAAGGTCTTGGCACTGGCCTCATTGACATTGACACCGCAGCGATCAAGTCGGCTCTGCTGCGAGGCTACATTTACAGCGCGGCGCACACATTCGTTTCGGATGTCACCGGCGCTGGCGGTACGCTGGTGCAGACTAGTGGCGCGTTGACAACGCCTAGCTTTGCGGATGGCGTGCTCGACTTTGACGACGTGACATATACATCGGTGCCGTCCGGTGCGGCCATCGATGCCATCCTGCTTTTCCAATCAAGTGCCGTAACCGGCGGCGCGGACGTTGCCGCAAGCGCGCAACGCCTTGTGGCAATCATTGACGGTCGGTTTCGCTTCACCGTTGCGGCGGGGGCATCAAGCGGTGCAGTTGCCGTCACGGTTGACGCGATTCAGTTGGCTATTGCGAACAGCGCGGTAGCAACCAGGATTAGCGGCACCGGCCCAGCGACGATGACGCTTTCTTCGGCGGCCACGGCCGGCGCGCGCTCGCTGTCGGTCTCGGCGATTGGCTCGGCAGTTTCGGCGGAGGCGGTCTATGAAGTGGCCTACTCAGGTTCGAACCTGCCCATCACGCCGAACGGTGGAAACATCGCGGTGACTTGGAGCAACGGCGCCAATCGCATTTTGAGGATTTGCCGTGTCGATGCTTCTTCTCGCTCAGCGCCTGGCCGAGCCTGACGTTGCGAGCCTGCCTGACTGGCAGGCGGCCGAGGCGCTGAACTTGCCAGACCCGAGTCTTCCTCACGTCTGGCTGGCCGTTTCGTGCGGTCGCATACGCGCTTATCTGCTTTCGTCGGGCAACGTTTGGACAAAGCTAAAACTCGCTCGCAGTGACAGCGCGCTCACCGAAGAGACCCGGAAAATCGCAGAGACCGTATACGACGCGCTTGATTTGTTGACACATATCGACCTGAGTAATTCCTCTTATCGCTCTTTAGTCGAAAACAATCTGGCGTCCCTAGTTGACGCTGGAGTTTTGTCTCAGTTGCAAGTAGACGGCCTGCTTGCTTTGGGCCGTCGTCATCCCACGTGGGCTGAGGCCAACAACGTCTTAGTCGATGCGAGAAGCGTCGGCCTGGCGCGCGGCGCCCGGGAGTAGCTATGGCAATCGCCAAATGGGCCGCACCGTCCGCGCGCTCGAGCAACATCGCAGGCACGACGCTCAACTCTCTTGCCAACGGCAGCGAATCGACAGTCGTCACCTACGACAACAGCACGGCTCTAGACCTATACAGCGTCGTCACAATCAAGCTTGGGAGCATCACGCCCGCAACGGGAGGGAGTATTACCCTTCGCGTGACCCTGAGCGACGGCACGGATACCGCCGACCGGATCGGCGGTGACCTGTATGTCGTGCCCTTGACTAGCGGCGCGGGTGCAAAGGTGGCCGTTATCAATATGGTCCGCCTGTATCCGTTTTCGATGCGCCTCTCGGTCGTGAACAATGCTGGCGTGACGTTGGCCGCGTCTGGCAACGAGCTTTATGTTCGCCCGTGGAATGAGGATATTGCGTAATGCCGCGCGGCGTGGGTGCGTTGGATGAGGCGCGGTTGCAGGGACGGCTTTGGTCGCCCCGCGTTCTCAATCCAACCCTATGGGTCAAGGCCAATGCGCCGGGAACACTGACGGTCTCTGGTACGACGGTGACTGGCGTGACGGACGCAGCGTCTGGTGCCGCATGGACCGTGGCAGGCAGTATTGGGCGCGATCTAACGCAGCTTGGCGGGCTGCCGACGCTTCGGCTGAACAACGCCACCGAGAATCAGATTCTGACGATAGCGCAATCTTACGCTGGGAATGGAATCACTCTGGTTTCACTCCATAGAAACAGATCGACTAGTGGGAGAATTCAATATGGAAGACTGTTCTCACTATGGAGAGCAACATTCGACTATGCTTCTAACGATGGCGGCATTTTGACCTATGGTGTAACCGGAACGAATGGCGTCGCTTTTTACCGAGCCGGAGCTATAACTGCACAAACTTCACCGCTGATAAACGATGTTTGGGGTTGCGTTGTCGCCACCCGGTCAGGAACATCGGTCACCATGTCGCTTGACGGCGGAACACGGACAACCGGAACCACAGCCGCAGCCAACTTCAACTTTGGTAATGTGCGAATCGGTAACGATGACGGGCCGCGTGCAGACAGTGGCATGGACGGATACATCGCCGAGAATTTGCTTATCACGCGCGCATTGTCGCTGCCCGAGGAGCTTGCGCTTACGGGGTATCTAGCTTGGGAATGGGGGCGCGTCGGGACGCTTCCAGCCGCCCACCCATTTCGTAACCGCCCGCCGCTGATCGGGGACTGACATGGCATTGCGCGTCCGGGTGCCGCGCATTGCGCTGACCGGCGCATCTGCTCAGACGATCAACGCGGGCGGCTCAACAGAACGCGAGCTGGCCGGCGGCGCCGTTGTAATCAACGAGACCACTAGCCAGACGCTGAACATCGGCGGCTCGGCAACTGCCGAGGCATCCGGCGGCGTCGCAGCGGCCCCCGGGCAGGTCTCGCTATCGGCCGGCGGCGCGGGTGAAGTCGAGCGCGCAGGCGGGCTTGTTGCATCGGTTGCCGGCGTTACACTTGTAGTCGGCGGCGCGGCAACCGTAGAGGCCGCAGGCGGCGCGCAAGCGGCCCCGGGCGCGGTAACACTGACGGCAGGCGGAACGGCAGCGCGTGAAGCCGCTGGTGGCGTCGCAGCCGCACTCGGACAAGTCTCGCTGACCGTTGGTGGTGCAGCAACCGCAGAAATCGCCGGCGGCGTTGCGGCGGCACTCGGGCAGGTTTCGCTTACGGTTGGTGGCGCAGCGGCCGTAGAGGTCGCTGGTGGACTTGCAGCCGCACCCGGGCAAGTCTTACTAGCTGCTGGCGGGGCAGTCGAGCGGGAGCGTGCTGGCGGCATCACCAGTTTGATCGTCGTCAGCATCAGCGTTGGCGGCGCCGCAGAGCCAGAGCTGGCGGGCAGTGCGCAGGTTGTCCCTGGCCCAGCCACGGTATCCCTAGGGGGATATGCCGAGATACCAGGTATTGGCGGCATCGTTATTAGCTCGGGCGCGGTATCCGTCGCGGCTGGAGGCCGGTCAGAGATTGAGCGGGCCGGCGGCGCATCGGCCAGTGTTGGCGGCGATGCGATAAGAGTCGGCGGCGTGGCAACTGTAGAGACTGCGGGCGGCATTGCGGTAGCGGTGTTTTCGCAGCTTCCGCTAGTGGCGGGCCGCCCGGACGTGGTGCGCCCAACTGCGGCGCGCTTAGGCAATCAGATTGGCGGCCGGCCTAATTTGGGCCGGCGGTAGGGGGCGGCATGCGAGTACGGGTAATTCAAGAGCCGGCATCGGAGCCGGTCAGCCTGAGCGATGCCAAGCTGCACCTGCGCGTTGATGGCAGTGACGACGATGTTTTGATCTCCGCTCTTATCGTCGCCGCTCGACAGTCGGCCGAACACCAGACCAGCCGCGCACTAATCACGCAGACGCTGCGCCTAACGCTTGATGCGTTCCCGTCAGGTAGTGATGGCGTTGAGCTTCTACGGCCGCCGGTGCAAAGCATCTCCGCTGTGCAATATGTAGATGCGTCAGGAAATACTGTGACGCTATCGACCATGCAATACGGAGTCGATACTGTATCGCAGCCGGCATGGTTGCTGCCGGTCTACGGCACTTCCTGGCCAGCCACAAGGGATCAGGCGAACGCCGTGCAAATTGACTACGTAGCGGGCTATGGCACAGCGGCTGCCGTGCCGCAGGCCATTAAGCAATGGATGCTGCTTGCCATCGGCGACATGTACGCAAGCCGCGAAGCAACGGTGATCGGCACGATAGCCGAGCGCCTTAGTTTCGTTGACCAATTGCTCGACCCGTATCGCGTTTGGAGCGCTTGATGATTAGGGCCGGCAAGCTAGACCAGCGCATCACCATTGAGCAGCCGGTAGAAGTGCGTGACGCAGACTACGGGACAATGGTCAAAACGTGGTCGCCTGTGGCAACCGTATGGGCAGCGGTAGAGCCGCTGTCAGGCCGCGAATTTTTTCTCAATCAAGAGCAGCAGAGCGAGTTGACTACGCGCATTCGCATCCGCTACAGCAGCCTTGTAGCTGGCATCACCCCAAAGATGCGGATCAATTTCGGCGGCCGAATGCTGCAAATCACCGCTGTCATGAACTTGCTGCAGGCAGACGACGAGCTACAGATTATGTGTGCTGAGTGGCGCACAACATAATGGCAACCAATGGCCGTACAGCTAAACATTAAGCTCCAGGGCTTTGATGTTCTGAAGCAACGGCTTTCCGCGCTCCCCGAAAGGCTAAGCCGCAACATTATGCGCGGCGGCATGCGGGCGGCGGTTGCTGTCATTCGTGGCGTTGCGCGCAATCTTGCTCCGCTTGGCCGCACCGGAAATCTGCGCCGATCTATACGGGTGAGTACCCGAGCGTTTAGAAACGGCCGGATAGAGGGCACAGTCAAAGCAGGCGGCAAGCTCGCGTACTACGCCAACATTGTCGAGGGCGGCGCAAAGCCACACCAAATCAGCGTCACTCGGGCAGCCAAGGCGCTCAACTTGGGCGGCCGCGTGTTGGTCAAAAAGGTGCAGCACCCAGGATTCCAAGGCCGCCGTTTTATGGAACGCTCGGCCAATCAATCTGAGGCCGCCGCAAGTAATGCGTTTGCCCAATACGTTAACAACCGCGTTGACTTGTTTTTAACTACGGGCCGAGAACGCTAATGCGCGCAGAACGTGCAATCAAAGCCTTACTCGATGCCGACGGCGCCGTTACCGCCATCGTGGGCAGCGGTGCAGCCGCGCGCATCTACGGCGGCGCCGCGCCGCAAGAGGCTGCGGCACCGCTCATTGTCTACACAAAGCAAAGTGCAGAGCGTGAACCAGTTCTAGATCAGGTAGCAACTCGTCGAGTAGATGGGCTTATTGACGTGCTCATCGTCGCGCGCACTTACACCCAACTAAAGACTCTAAGCGAAGCCGTGCGCGTAGCTCTTAACGGCAAGAAAGGAACCTTTGGCGGAACCACGGTACTTGATATCGTGATCGAGTCAGAAGGAAGCGACCAGTTCGAGCCACAGCTAGACGAGTTCGGACAGGTTTGGACGTACCGTGTTATGCACACCGAGTAACCGCAACACCAGGAGAAAACATGCCTCGCATCATCGTTAACGGAAGCGTCCCTTCCATCGCCGCGACCTTCCGCACTGCTGCCAATATCACTGGCATTAGCAACGCTGCCAACGCAGTCGTTACGCTCGCCGTCGGCCACGGAACCGCGCAAGGCGACTTTGTGGAAATCCTTAGCTCCGGCTGGAGTCGTCTGGTCGGCCGCGTTTTTAGGGTCAGCGCAGTAGCGACTAATGACGTTACGCTTGAGGGCTGCGACACTAGCAGCACAACCACGTTCCCAGCAGGACAGGGGGCCGGCACGATGCGCGCCGTTCTTACTTGGGCCGATCTCCAGCAGATCAACGAACTCAGTGTGACTGGCGGGGAGCAACAATTCCAAGATGGGCAGTACATTGATAACCCATTGCAATTTCGCTTCCCGACAAACCAAACGCCCATTGATGTGAGCTTCACTGTAGACGACGACCAGTCGATGACTTTTTGGACTCAGGTGCGTTCGGCTGCTGACTCTTTGGCAAATCGCCCTCTTCGCATTCGTGACGCCGTAGGCATCCCGCGCGCTGTGGGGACTGGTGTGTGGAGCTTCAGCGCGGCACCAGCCTTTGCGGTTAATCAGGTTCTAAAGCGGACTATTAATGTCGCGCTCTCCGCTAGGTTCTCGGAGTATCAATCCTAATGAGCGAGATTGAACGACTGATTGCAGCCGCCAACAAGGCGCGGGAATTTTCTTTTGCATTGGGTCCGCGCGCA